CCGAAAAAGGTGGTAACCATCCCCCCTAACCGGTTAGCATGGACCCCATAGGGGTCCCGGTATTCGCCGCCGACACGGTGAAAACACAGTACGACGAACTATGGAGAGAGAATGTGACAAATATTCTTAGCAAAGCAATTGAGATCAATACAATCCTACAACCACATGAGTTACAACTAGTAGGCAAATTACTCAACACACCAATCAAAATTAGTGACAATGCGATACGCAGACAACATCCTTTTCCTGCGATCTGCCACACAGTCAGCTCTACTTACTGCAGAAACAAGTTACGCGGTGAGAATTACCTAGAAATAGGAAATGATTATTTTGAGAACCAACAACACATGATTCATCTTTTATCAGCACGAGATGAAGCACGCGCGAGGAAAAATGAAGACCCTCGTGGAGTCCTATTTGGTGGTTCACACTGCAATGCAGGAGCAGAAAAATGTGACAAACAAGCAGACAATTTGCTGATGTGCTGCGTGCAAGACATACCTCCAGAAGGTATACCTGGTATTATGAGAAGACACGGCGCTAGCCGAATGCTGGCAACTTTGATACTGCCTGATGAACTTGATTTTGATGAGAATTACATCAGAGAAGATAAAGGGTACGAATTAGTAGAAGAATCAGACAATACAATAATGTACTTCAAAGCTGACGGCAGTTTAGCCTACTCTCACAACACCAGAGATTGGAAAGCCTGGAGGCATGTTACAATAATTCAACACAAAGCCAAGAATTACATCTTCGAGGAAATTAACAAGATAGGGATTGTCTCAGTTTTCTCCATTACAGCAACCTACACAGGAGGTACGGTTGTGCGCCCAATCCACAACCCGTGGAGAAACCACTACAGGATTCTGGACATAGCGAGTTGCCTTGATGAAATATTCAGGGTTCTTTCTGATACAGTGCTGGACAGCGATGTCGAAGCAAGAATTCGCTCTGTGATGGTGGGTCAAAAGGGCGTGTGGGTACCGAGAACGATCTATGATCGGGTCGTTGACTTTGCTGTAGCCAGGACTGATTCAATGTTCAATAGAAATGTAGTTAAAACTTTCATCAATTCTAGCTCGTACGAAATAATAATCAACAACAAAGCAATCACTGAAGCTTGTGCCGGTTTGACTGCTGAAGAAAGGAGCTGGTTCCTACTTACAGCTTTCTTACAAGCTGCAGCCACGAGGTACAAGGAAACCAAAGCGATTTCCTACGTGATGACAGCTTTCACTGACTTTACAACCCCTGGCGTTCTTCAAAGAATCTTGGGAAGATGCACTGAACCCTTTAAGAGGATGTTCAGATGGAACAAAGCTCAGTGGATGCAGAATGATCGCAGGATGCAAATTTTCATGGAATGCATAAGACCGGATCTCGGGAAAGATATTATCGAAACAGGACACGGCGAAGATCGCGCCCAGCCAAAAATGTTTGTGGACAAAGACTTCACCTATCATCACGGTCGAAGAGGTGAATGTCTGAAGAAATGTGTCGAGGCAACAACCCTCGAAAAGGAATACAGAACTACAACATTGGCCGGTTTCGACAATGACCTAGACACACTGTTTGACACTGATCCTGACATCGTGGTTAATCAAGACCATGCATATCTGCAGTGCAATACATCTACGCACTGTAGACATGGTATTCCAGGAAAAATTGTAAATCTGCGAAACAGAGCTGTCTATGAACCAACTGGAGAAACCAATCTTGAACAAGAGAGGGTCGACAGATACTTGCAGAATGATACCACTTGCTGTACCAACAAAACCAAAACCGAGTCAATCATAGAAGACATCAAGGTAATAGACCAAGAACCAAAGTTTTACAATCTTTGCGCTTCCCCAGGAAATGATCATGACGCCTGGGAGGGAAAACAAGTCGTACATTTTGTTTTCGGTGCAGCAGTGAATAAAAATCTTGCCGTCGATAGACTAGGCAAGTGCAGGGAAATCAATCTCTGCTGCAAGAAATGTTGCGCCCAAATCAGTGAGCCAAGACATCTGGTGGCTGATCTTGGTCTAGAAGGTAGGAATAGTGAAATAGTTGCTACTCAAATTCAAGTGATTAAGAACCTATTGACTATGCCGCACAAAACGTTGACGATTAAAATTCAAAAGTACTATGACAACATACTGGAAGGGACAACAAACACTCGACGTCTTCATCAATTGCTGAGCAATTTTAGAGAAACTGATGTGAAGGGTTCAGCACCTGGTGAAAAATGGTTCAGAAGATCCGAAGCAGAACTACTAGCCTACATTGAAGATGATGACCAAATTGACGATGACTTCTCAAATTACCAGACAGTAGATTCAGGCGATGGTTCAGACGACAGCGGGTCAATGCGAAGTGAGGCTGTTGTCAATTCACTTAGAGTAGCTAGATGGGTGATTCAGCTAGCTAGGAACACTAGAGCAAATAGTACAATCCAAGAAGATAATCTGAGTGAAGTGCAGGAAGGTAGAAATGAGGATAATGTACAACAAGAACTGGCAATTTCTGAACTGGAAGCGACATTTGAACCAGCAGCTAGAGTTGGAGAGTGGCTTGAATACACAACGCAGCTCCAGACTGGGCCAGAACTTTGTGCCCCTGAAGAAACAATTGATGATGAAGAACAGTTAGAAGTCGTTCCAGGTCCTTCTGGTGCTGGGCTTCCGGTGCCCCCACCGGCATCATCCTGCAGTTCATTGAGCACCACGTTTGCCGGTGCTAAGAACCCTCTGCATTACGCCCATGAAGCCCCTTTCAATCTTGATGGAAAGTTTTATAAGAATGTGCTACAGTACATGAGAGAAAATCGCGACAATTACGTGGATCAAATAGATAAATTAGCAGCAATACATCTGACTTATTCACCAGGAGCTTGGGAAGCTGATGACAAGATCAAAATTCGAGGCGAAATGCAAGAGATAAATTGCACGACTGACAAAGCAGGCATTTGGATCAAAACAATTAAGCAACTCAAGTCAGTTAGTGATAGATTTGAACTACCCGAGTTTGCAGGACAAGTGCATGGCCAAATTGACGGTTTGGTCTGGGGCAAAGCCGACCCTCTAGAAAGAATTGACCTAGGCGAAACCGCAGTCCATATGACTCTCAATGAAGTCAAAAATGCTGTTGATCATTTGAAAAGAACCTTGAAAACTGATGATGCCAAGTTCGCTGCTACTCATAGTGCAGCAATAGCCAGATTAAACTCATGGAAACCAGAATTAGTTAGGAGGAAAATTGAGGGCTTTGAGGGAACCGCTGGCAGTGGGAAAACTGCCAGTCTCAAGAAACTTATCAAACCAGGGACTGAAGTTGTGGTCGCTGTGGCCTATTCATCGCTCGCAGACGACTACAGGAAAGATGGATATGCTTGCTACACAATGGCAAGCTTCCTACAGAGAAAGCCCGAGACGGAATGTGTCATAATGGATGAAGTGTTTTCTGCACATCCAGGTTTCTTTGCCTGGTGCTGTCATCACTATGAAAGGGTGATCGTCTTGGGTGATAGAGATCAGTTAGACTACAATGACGGTAGCAGAAGCGTCCTTGGCATCCCGAAAATGAGCAACATTATTCAGAATGATTTACCAAAGAAAAGAGTCTCACTCACTGTACCGATAGACTGTATCAGATGGGCAAATGCTGCCTACAAGTTGAATGTCAAAACTAGAAACAACTTACTCAATTCAGTGACAAGCACGACTGATAGGATGAAAAAGGGAGATGCAAACAATGTTACGATGTCATCTAGCGATAAAATTCTTGGATACGGCCCCACGGTAGCTAGTCTACAAGGAAAAAGATACAGAACTATGAATGTTTTTACATGTGGCTCTGATAGACGAATACTTACTGTTCATGGCATGGGATTCGTGATGATTTCAAGACACAACCATAAATTAATTTTTCATAATGATAGAATCAGAGGAAACTACATCCCGAATTTAGCAGGTCAAAAGTACACTAGAATTAAATTACGACAAGTTGGGAATAGATTCAATGTAATGACGCCATACGGCCCATGGGAGGTTGCCGGCGGCGTCATAGAATCAGGAGAAAAGTTCAAAACGCCGGCAATTGTTCCAAAGACAGCAAAATGCAAGCTTGACAAACAGCAGAATGTTTATGAGGAATTCATCGTTCATGAGAAGAAAGTCACCGTTACTGAAGATTTTTTGGTCAACATGGCCGTCCTAGGTCCTGAACCAGTTGGAACGAGCGTCCCTTACCATGATCCTGAGATTGAAGAAGACAGAGAGATTAGAGAAGATCTGTACGCTACTACACCTTTGCAGGAAGTTCCAATGTTCATGCTAGAAAATGAAATTAACAAAATATCTCAAACGCAAGCCAATCCATTCACTGAAAATAGACTTACTGATATCAACAACCTGGGTCAAGTGGCTGTTGGTCAACGCGTCAAAATAGCTTTCGCAAATACACCTATGAATCCAGACAAAGTTTTAAAGAAGAACATCAGCGTTGGCAGAGCCAGAACTAGACATGATGAAACTGGGCATTTTGGCAGAACAGCTCAATGTGTGGTTGTAAGGTATGCCGGACCTAGTGCTACTAGAGACAGGGTCAGGTCAGAAGAATTAAGTGACAAACTCTTGGAAGGATTTCTCAAATTTGTTGACAAAGACAAAATTCAACCGATCACTTATGATGAATTTGAACTAGCAGTAATTAGCCAAATAGCCAAGATACATGCCAAAGGAACTGACCAGTCGAATGCCGGCTTGTTAGTTGATAAAGATGCACTAATTAGATTTTTCCTCAAAGGGCAACAGAAAGTTGATCTGAATGAAGATGGCTGGCTGAGAAAAGACAAACGTGATAATCTGAAGGCTGGACAAGGAGTCAGCGGTCTTGGCAAGGTATACAACCACATAGCTGGTGCAGTTGTCAGATGTTGTGAGAGTGCTATTACAAGATCATTCAAACCAGGCGTGTCGTTAGGATACGGAGTCTCAAAGAGGCGACTTCAGAAGGTCGTCGAACAATGGAGTGAAACAGAAAATTGCAAGTTGTATGAATTTGACTTGAGTGAACAGGATTGCAGTAGAGGTCTCTGGACAGATCTCTACCTGAGAAAGTTACTCAGAATGTATGGAGTTCCTGAACATTTGATTGATATAGAAATTGCTTGCCATACTGACTGGAGATTAAGTGCAATAGGTTTAGATGTTAAAGCAGATGTGAAAGACAAATACCAATCCGGTAGCCCTTGGACGTTAGAATCAAACACATTAATGGAAATGGGTGTCGTTGGCATGAGCTACGACTTCCAAGACTTCAAGGGTGCCTTGGGTCAAGGAGACGACATGTTAGTAGCAGCCTCTAAAGCAACACCTACTCAGTTCAAACATGACAGGCTCAAAACAGCTGAAGGTGAAATAGGGGCCTTCTGTGGCTTGCTGTTCGACCTAAAAGGCAACATGAGCATTGATTTACCAAGATGTGGAGCAAAATTACTTAATCGTACTTTCGACAGCACAAGTGATCTAGAAGAATACAAAACAGCGGTCCAGGATTGGTTAGTTGTTCACAGAGACTGTAGGGATCAGATAATCGGTTGTGCTATTAATGCCAAGTATTACGGGACAACCTACATGAGCATGGCCACCATTCTTGGTGGTCTACATAGTTTTGCCAGAGGAGTTAGCATCATGGATCTCAACCCCTATGGCACGTCCAGAAATGATTCAATGATCCAGGCCTACATACATTCAAAGAAACTTCATGGAGTGTAACTATAAATAACTTTTACCACAATGTTTTAAAATGTATCGTTCAGTAGTCTTTGCAGTTTTTCTTGCAGCCAGCTGCGCTGCTACTACGGTTGTTCGTATAGATGACAACCAATGGCAGTCTTTTATCAATTATTTCGAAAATAATACCGAAACACTTACTCTTATATACAACGAACTTACTGAAAACTTTCAAGATATTAATAATCAGTTATCTCAGACTTTGAAAACAGAAGAGTATCTTAAAGTAGTATCTAAAGTCAATGCTGAAGCTATAAGCCCGCTTTCGCTAAGTAAGTTTCCAACTTTGCCCAGTCAAAATAGCTTTAAATGGCCTTTCACGTATGATGGCCATACTATGCCTTTAACCTCGTTAGCTAGCTTACATCATTTATCTGATGCTGTTGAATGTATAGGTTCTAACGCTGATATTTTTCATATGCCTGTTTATAATGAAGAGATGGAGATGAAATGTATAAACACTAATCAACCGTATCAAACTGATTATTTTGTTTCAGATCAAGATATTGAGAATGGTTTAATTGGAATGTTATCAACTTTCTTTCAGGGATTCGCAACTGGACCACCAGGTTACAATAGACCATATCCTGAAAATATGTTAATTAATATGGGTGGTAATAATAATAAATCTGGCTGGCCATTAGATGATTTAGGTGGTGACCTTTGTGGGAATCCTCCTACTTATAATCCTTATTATGCACCTGAAAATGGTAGACCAGATGAAATACTTTCTAGTCCAGTAGGATATTACTTAGTTGTCATAGGTTGGAGTTTAAATGGTGCTTGTGCTTTATGTTATACCAATGTTACTTTCACTACTATAACTTTAGATAGCTTTGAATCCACTGTTTCAAATAGTGTTAGTTATCGAATGAATCCTAGATATACCCAATCCGCTTGTCCTGACGGTCTTTATAATGTACCTACTTGTAATGGCAGGAAGTTTCGTCCTGCAGTGTATACAGCTCTATATGACACTAGAAATTATGTTGTACCAGATGGTGAATCTGTTATAGGTAGTTGGAGACTTGCTAGTAATATATATGGAAGCGGTTACCAAGCACAGTATGAATGGGATGTTATATCTAATATTCAGATTCAGCAAAAATTCTGCACATTAATAAAGAATATGAAAAAAGATAAGAAATATGCCGTCTTCAATACGTGGGGAGATGCTTGGCGTAACTGGCCAGGCAATAAAGTTGCCCAATATGGACCCTGGGGGGATCAGGGTTTCACTAATTTGTTCTTTGTTGCCCCAATATCTACAAGTCGTAAAACCAATTATAATCTTGCAGAAGAAGATACATATATCTATGTAGCCGATGATACCACTTACGATTCAGTTCTTGAAGGTTTAAAAGGAGATGTAGGTGGTGTTGTAGAAGAATTTAGCTCAGTTCTCGATGATGTAACTGTTCAAACTAAGAATATTAAGGATGTTATAGATCGAGGAAAGGATTATATTAATGATATTGTAGAAGTAATTGAAGCCATAGGAGAGATAGTAGAACTTTTCCTATAAATATTTTAAATTCCAATTTTGTGTGTTAAACCGAAATCTATTATGTCAGAATCCAGTAAAGTAAATCCCAAATCTGGGACTAATGATAGCCCCACCAGCGTGGCTGGGGCAGCTTCAGTGGCTGTTGAAACTAAACATGTCACACCGCATAAAACTTCTAATTATAATATAGGTATTTCTATGGCCGAAGGCGAGAGCGCTATCGGTAATGTTAAAGGGGATGATTCTATTGCTCCAAGCGGTACAGCCGCTATGGGGACCGAAGGTATGGTTAGATCTTATGTTAGAAAACAACTAGCCGCGATTAATTTATCTAATGATTCTGTAGTAGGTAATGAACTTTTAACTGTCCCTCTTGATGTTACGTTGACAGATGGGACTACATCTAGTGAAAAAGTTAAAGAATGGATGTATTATAGAATTGTAGCATGTAAAGTTAAGATGGTAGCGACTGCACCTTTCGGAACGGCAAGTGGTGCTGTTCTGGCAGGCGCAGTTACTGACCCCAGTAATGTTAATACTAGTGATCCTACAGTTAATTCTACTATGGTCACTGCCCAAACTCGTTCTAGGATAATAAACGCTAAAACTGATGTTGAATTTGAACTTCCAATACCACCTACTATATGGAAATGGGTTAAGAAAACAGGTATACCGCGTTTGGAATCTTTTGGAAATTTCTTTATTTTGGTCCAGCAAGCCAGTGTGCAGGGTACTTATGCTCAGTGGTCAGTTGTCATTAGTGCTACTCTTGAATGGAAGAATTATACGTTTAATACAACTACTGTTCCTGCTGTGTCTGTACTACCTTACCAAAGCATTGATTTATCAAGTCAGGAGCTGGCTAATACTGAGGGGGATAATAATTCGTATCTTTTGCTTAAAGCTTCAAATACAATACCTAATGCTACTAGAATGCAGTTTTCTAACCAATTGAGTGCTAGTCTTGTAGTATCTAGTTCCGCAGGCGCAAATACAACCATTCCAGTCAGAATTGATTCTGGTCAAATAATTACAGTCGCCGGAGAAAAGTATATGGCAATTCCTCTAATGCGCAGCTTTTCTACAGCTTATACTATTGCTAATTTTACATGGTTCGGGCCTT